GTCGGGCGGTTGTGCTGTACCCGTTCGCTCAATTCTAAACAACGCGACCTACTGTGTTCTTGATAAAATAATACCACAGCAAGTTGAGGTTGCATCTTTTTCTTTGCAGTGCCTCATCATTGGAAATTTTACATCAAGGGATTCGCCGCCATTCTTCATGGAGTATTTCCCTATGTTCGGAGATGCTATATTGCCTGTAAATATTGTTGGTTGACTGTTGTGTGTGCCTGTCATATTATATTAGCAGTTAAAGATTTTGAAAGCAGAGAAATTGAATGAAAATTTGGTATGAACATCCATTTGGTAGACTAGACAAATATGATATCCAACTGACAAAAGTGTATGCAGAAGTAGAACCTGAAGAAGAAGAATTAGCACTGGCACAAGGATTCATTGATTTGGATGACAAGTGGCAACAGATGAGATCAACTCGAATCAACATTGCAGAATATGTTAAACATGCACCCAGATTCAAACAACGCACAGGTGTCACTGTGGAAAAATGGAAAGGCTCGTTTGCACAGAAACATGTGGATCTATTAGAGCCCATCTATGATCAGTATTTGGTACACAACGATTTTGTTTCGCGTTTCCCTTTCAACTCTTACACACTCAAAGATTCGGAAGTTGTATGGTGTTACTACTATGAAGATCGATTGTGTGCATGGTCCATATGGAGCAAGTATGGCAAGAGCATAGACAATTGGCAATTTGCATGGGACTATGCTCAACCTAATTTACATCTTGGCCAATTCAGTCTGTATCATGAAATACATCAAGCACACGAAAAAAATTACAAATGGTACTATCTAGGAGGAGGCTACGACAACTCCTGCAGATGGAAAACAAACTTGCCTGGATTCGAGTGGTGGACAGGCAAAGAGTGGAGCAAAGACACAGGCGAATTTACAATGCACATTAAAGCAGATTGTTTCGTGGAAGATCTAGCAGACCTAGACAGTGTGTACAGATCTATCTATGGATTGCACAAACCCAACAACGAGTAAAAAGGTTAATCTTCAAAACGCCAATCAACCACGTCTGCTAAATTTTCTTTGGACCAATTATGGAAGTATTTGGTGTTTCTTAAACCTTTGGAAAAACGGTTGAGTTGTGCCAATCGTTGAATCACAATTAACACTAGCGATCCATGGTTCATGCACACACTATCAATGTATTCTTTGTCCTCCGGATGATCTTCAAGCATCACTAGATCTTGATGTCTAAATCTTCTGTTGAGTCCACGTACTTTGTCAGATAGCAGTGAGTGTGAAATATACGTTTTATCCGATGCAATCACTATTGCTTCGTGTTCATCAGTCCAAGTTGCCGCAGTGCGAAACGCACAATCCCATACAGCATCATATGATTCGATAATTTTTATTTTGTCCTGCATTCTAAATTGTCTTGCGTACGGACACGGAGGCATGTTACCAAAAGATGGATGAGGAACTTCTACAAATGTTTCCATCCATTTGGTGATTGAGTCTACTATCTCTGCTGATGCACTATGCATATTTCCATCCTATTTTGCCCTGTTTACTTTTTGTAGGTATTGCAAAAGTCCACATTTCTATTGGATAATAAAAATTAATTTTGCACACAAATAATTCTCCCATATCATACAGATACTGTATTTTATTAGTTGCGGGATTAATTGCTGTACTGCCAGACTGTGCAAACAATTTGTAAGGCATGTCAAAACCGTCAAACATAATTTTTTTTATGTTTACATGCGAATAATCATCTGCTGTGGTTAGATCATTTGGATGTATGTCGTGTGTCAAGGTGACAGTGTTCCATCCGTGTTGCACAGGCATCTGTATTTCATAATTAAATTGGGAATCACCTTGAGCAATGTTATATTCGTGATCATCAATACGCCATTGCCAATCAGCCCCTAGTATGTGTGCTGTGCCCTGTAGTTTAAACGAAATAGTCAATGTTTTCATCACTCCTGTGTATGATTGCAGTTGCACATGATATTGCCAATCCAAAATAGTAATCATGTCGCATGGGCGACACTATCCAATCTACTTTGGCTTTTTCAAGTGCTTTGCACAGATTATAATTTTCTCTTTGTGTGATCACTAGTGATGGATTCACATGCACAAATCCTAAATGTATACTTGAGTCACTGGTGTCTGTGTCCAGCCAAGCAGTCATCAAATTGTCTCTTGCAGAAAGAGCCTTTTTTGTTTGTCGCCAAGAGTCATCTGTGGAAATTTCCCAATTGGCAAACTGCGGACACAGTGCTGTCAAAGTCTCTGCAGAATGACATGTAATCACGTGCCCTTCTTTTATAATTCTAAATTGTGCATCTAAATGATTGCTGACAGGCAGTCCCATGGGCACAAATTTTGCTGTGGGAAATATACTTTTAAACTTTTCAAGTCCTTTGGGAGAACACACATATTTTTCTGAATAAAAAATGTGCTTGCCTGCAGGCGAAAATGTAGGACTGTCTAATATGACGTCTTTGTTGCCTGGCCAGTCTTTGCTGTCTAGTGTGTTGTAATATTCTTGATCATATTCAGCAGGAGGATTAAATTTTATTATTTCTACAGGCCATGCACAATCATCTAATATGTGCTGTATTGTGTCTGCATCTTCGAATCGATCTATGTCACACCAAGTTAACACTATTTTGTTGTCTCTACAAAATATGTGATCAAACGGTGACATGTTTGGTCTTGGATTCAGAATCTGTGTAGCACCGTGTTTTTTTATGCATGGTTTGTTGTTGAGAATTTTTGGTCTGTACACATTGACATTATGACTTTCATACAGTTTTGCAAGATTGTCCAAATCTTGTTTTGTTTCTTTTGCGATAATTTGGCAGTGATCTTTGATGTTATTATCTGGCACATCTGCAAAAAATTCTTCGTCGACAAAATTGCCCACAACTGCACAGGTAAGATCTCCTTGCCACGTGGTATAATGGCCAACTTTGGTGATAGGCTTTCGCATGATAATAGTATATACTATTGTATAAAATGCTAAAAGTCAATTGGACATATAATAATGTCGAGATATCCGAATTACCTGATGATTGTGTGGGATTTGTGTATCAAATAACCAATACCACCACTGGTAGAAAGTACATTGGAAAAAAGTTAGCCAAGTTTAAAAGATCTCGTCCACCACTCAAAGGCAGAGTCAACAAACGCAAATACAAAGTTGAGTCAGATTGGCAAAAATATTATGGGTCTTCAGATGCTCTCAACGAAGACGTACAAAAAATTGGCAAAGATAAGTTTACCAGAGAAATTCTATTCTATTGCAAGAGCAAAGCAGAATTAAGTTACGTTGAAGCCAGAGAACAGTTTGCACGTAAAGTGTTAGAAACTGATGATTATTACAATGGGCATATCAGAGTCAGAGTGCATGGCAGTGGTATAAAAAAATAATGGAAATTTATCTTGCCTTTCTTTTATTAGGAATAGGGTATGGGTTGATCATAGGATTGATTCCCGCCGCGGGTGCAACCACAGGATTAATAGCACTTTTTGGAATTATGCCTTATTTTGCGGCAGATCCTTATGTGGGTGTAATTTTTTGTGTGGCTGTGGTTGCTTCTTCTACAACCGGCGATTCATTCAGCGGAGTATTGCTAGGTATACCAGGAGCTAATTCTGCGGCTGCCACAATGGTAGATGGATTTCCCCTAGCGCAAAAAGGTCAAGCAACCTACGCCATAACCGCCGCAGTGACAACAAGCACTGTGAATGGTTTACTGTGGGGGACTCTTACCTTTGCACTATTACCTTGGTATACAAACCTGTTAATGATCTTGGGTATACCAGAACTGTGGGCATTTACTATGCTTGCACTTGCGACTGTTGGTTTTGTGTCAAGCACTTGGTGGGTGCGTAGTTTGATTGCTATTGCAGTAGGAATTGGTTTGGGGTTTATTGGTACTGATCCCGCAACAAATGCTGATCGTTATACATTAGGTTGGGATTATTTGGGTGATGGTATACAACTCATGCCTTTTGTTGCAGGATTGTTTGCTATCCCAGAACTTGTTGATGGATTAAAACGTAGACGCAAAACCGTAAACAGTGCAGACCAACTTGGTCAAACAATAGCGGGTGTGCAGGCAGTATGGGCTAACAAATGGGATGCACTACGAGGTGGTTTTATAGGTGCGTTCATTGGTTTGTTACCGGGCCTTGGTGGTGCAATGGCAGATTGGATGGCATATGGATCAACTGTTGCAGCGCACCCCAACGAAAAGTTTGGTGATGGAAACATCAAAGGTGTTATAGGACCAGAGGGTGCGAACAATGCACAGAAGGCAACATCAATGATTCCTACTGTATTGTTTGGTATTCCCGGCGCACCATTTGCAGCGGTGATTATGGCACTGTTTATGTATTTGGGTTTTGAACTAGGTACACCAGACTTAGCACATGACGAGCGTTTCTTTGACAGTCTAACATTTGGATTTATGTGGGGAACGGTGATAGTAGGTGTTTTTTGTTTGGTATTTACTCGTTACATCAGCGCCATTACCCGTGTACCATACAAATATTATTTTCCAATGTTGTTTGTGTTTATCACTTGGGCCTGTGTTCAATATACAGGTGGGTGGGAAGATTATTTTATTCTTGCAGTATGTAGTGTTCTAGGCATACTGTGTAAGAAATATAAATTCAGTCGGCCAGCAATGGTCATTGGATTTATATTAGCAGAGCGTGTAGAGGCTCTAACACTACAAATGACCAGTTTGTATTCAATTGATCAACTGGTTACTCGACCAATATTTGTTATACTTTTACTATTAACTACAGGTGTATTTGCTTGGGGTATAACCACAAAAAGGAGATTAAATTATGCGTAAACTATTAATGAGTCTAGCCATGGTGCTAGGAATGACTTCGACAGCAAGTGCTGATTATACATTTGTTGTTCCACAAAAACCCGGCGGCGGAACCACTGTGTGGACTGAAATCGTTGCTAAAGAACTTGCCCCATTTCTTGGTGAGAAAATTATTATTAAAACTATTCCGGGCGCAAGAGATATTCCCGGCTTTAATAAGTTTCACAATGACCTACAGAAAGACGATAAGACTGTAATGGTATCTCATGGTGGAAACGGTGTTGCATTTTTGCAAGAAAATGTTGATTACAATTATGCAGATTATACCAGCATTGGACTTATGAACTTGAATATTATTTCGGGTATTCGCAAGGACTACAAATCAGGGGATAAGATTTCATTTGCAGCTGGTTCTGGAATGGTGCCTGAAGCATTTGCAATGACAATGTTATTGTGTGGACCTGATTTGACTATGGATCAGTATGCTGAATGTTTTAAGAAAAATGTTATTTGGGTAGCAGGTATGAGTGGTGGCGAACGGCGTCTAGCATTCAAACGTGGTGAACTGAATGGCACAAGAGAGAATCCAGCAGCATATAAGAAACATGTTGCACCAAATCCAAACGCTGAGGTTTGGTTTACACATGGTATTCTAGATGCAAATAGTGCATCACATATGGATGATCCAAACTATCCTAATATGCAGTTTGAGATTTTGTTCAAAAATAAGTATGGTGTTGCACCAAGTGGTGAGTTTTATGATGCATATAAACTCGTAAAAAGTTTTCGAGATGGTATGCAAAAGGCTATTTGGGTACGCAAAGATAATCCCAATGCACAGAAGTTGCAGGACGCACTTACAGCAATGAGTAAAGATGCTACTGCGATTGCCAATATCCAGAAGAAGGTTGGTAAGTATGAATGGAAGATTGGTGTTGATGGAAATCGACAGCGAGACGTTCTAATGACATTCATTACTAAAGACGCACTTCGTAATCTGGTTAAGTTTAATACAGAAGCACTTGGTTTAAAAAGTGTCTATAAAGAGAACTTAATTGCGAGGTGATTTATTAATTTACATTAAATATGCAAGTGCAGTGACCATCCTATTTGCGATGGTCCTGCACGTTGCAGGCATTACGCCTTGGAATAGTTTATTACAAATGGCTGGTGCTAGTGGTTGGGTTTATGTTGGATATCGTTGGAATGAGAAAGCAATTATATTGAACTTCCTACCACAGTTTGCTATAATAATACCAATGCTGGTATGGATGTATATGTGATAAATTTAACCAACGGCCCTTGACAAACCCTATTTCGTGTGGTAATATAGTTTATAAGATGTTCAATTATGGAGAAGAACTATGAATATTGGTGATGAAGTTGTATACAACGGCGACTATGGTGAAATCCTTACGGGGATTTTGACTGCTGTTGGTTCTGATAAGGACTCGTATGATGACATTAAGTTGAAGGATGGAGTGTTTCTGTACAAGTCCAAGAAGTTGAAGAAGTATGTTCCCTTCAAGGAAAAGTCTTTG